AACAGAGGCAAGAGGCACGACTATTTCACGTCGTGCTTGCCGTTCCCGCAAAAGGGAGATCCGGTGTCGTTGCCGTTAGGCACAATCGCACCGGTGATAACAGACGCGACAGCACCAAGCGTGGAAAAACTAGCAGGCAGTAGCACAGGGATTGTAGAGGTGAACACGGCAACGTGGTTCCTCAATCCCGCACTACCGGTAGGGAGCTCACAGGTAAAGTGGGTGAACACCGGTATGCAAGCGGATTTGTCGACAGCGACATCCGCAACAATCAATTCGATCAGAGAAGCCTTCCAGATTCAGAGGCTTCAAGAGCGGGACGCTCGCGGCGGTACGCGTTACACGGAAATCATCCGAAGTCACTTCGGAGTAACGTCGCCCGACGCAAGGATGCAGCGCCCCGAGTATCTAGGGGGCGGTACGTCCCCAATCAACGTAACAACAGTCCCACAGACGAGTCAGACAGACACGACCGAGCAGGGAAACCTGGCGGCGTACGTCACACAGGGACACCGATTCAGAGGCTGGTCAAAGTCATTTACAGAGCACAGCATTATTATCGGACTGGTCAGCGTGCGAGCTGACCTAAACTACCAACAGGGCCTGAACCGGATGTTCTCCAGGAGTACCCGGTTCGACTTCTACTGGCCCTCATTCGCGCACCTCGGAGAGCAAGCAGTACTAAACAAAGAGATCTTCGCTCAAGGGACGGATGATCTCGCCGCAGATGCGGCAACATTCGGCTTCCAGGAAAGGTACGCAGAGTACCGGTACAAGCCGAGTCAAATCACAGGCAAGATGCGTTCAAACTTTGCCACGTCGTTAGATACGTGGCACCTGGCACAGGAGTTCACATCGTTGCCAACACTGTCCGATGCATTCATCGTGGACAGTCCACCAATCGACAGGGTGATAGCGGTACCGACGGAACCGCACTTCCTGTTCGACGCGTTCTTCGATTATCGATGCGTCCGTGCAATGCCTACGTATGGCGTGCCCGGATTGATAGACCACTTCTAGTGGGCGGCCTAGCGGGACTAGCCGGCGGATCGTCCGCCTTAGGCAGCGTAGCCAATCTGTTCAGCAGCAAGATGCTGATGAAATATCAGTACAAGCTGACCAGGAAAATGCGTCAACTCGCATACCAAGACACAATGGAAGACATGCGGAAAGCGGGGTTGAACCCGATTCTCGCATACCAAAGAGGTCCGACTGCAGGGGCCAGCGCAGTAAGTCTGGCCCAATCACCACAGTTCGGACAAATGGGCGCTGCAATCTCCGCAGGAGCTCAGGCAGGCGCCCAAAGAGGACAAGAAAAGTCCGCCCGCGCATTACGCGGACAGCAGCAAGCGGCTGCTACAGCGCAAGCAACAATGTACTCGCATCAGAGCGAGGCAATGCATGCACAAGCGCAATACATGGATGCACAGAAGGCACTGCTAGATCAGCAGTTGCCAGCGGCAATCATTCAGAGAAACTTCGACCTTACAACGGCAGGGCAGATAGCGATTAAGGCAGCTCGTGCTACACGTGCCGTTGGAGGGAGCTCCGCAGGAGTAAATGCCGCGCGAAGGCTAATCTTCAGATAGGGAGAAAGGGAGTGGAACGAGCAAAGCCTCTCAAGTCCTTTGAGCGGCATACAGGCACAGAAACCCCGGTAGGGAAAATCAGCCTGACCAAGCAGTCGTTCACAGACGAGTGCGATATCAACAAAATCATGGGCCGGTACCTAAGGACCGGCCTAATAGAACACGTAAACCCCAGGAAGCCCTCCTACGGGGACTTCTCAGGGGTAACGGACTATCACGAGGCCTTGGAGCTCATCGACCAGGCACAGGAGCAGTTTGACATGCTCCCCTCGGCAGTCCGAAATCTCGTGGACAACAGTCCGGAGAAGCTGCTACAGGCTCTCACGGACGAAACAGAAACAGCGGCGCTAGCAGAAGCAGGTCTACCGATGTCGGAAGACTACAGAGCGCCGCAACAAGAAAAGGCCGAACCTCTGGCCCTCGAAGAGAAAGGGGCCGAGGATTCGGGCGCTATAACAGGGGGCGAATAGCCCCAAACTTATCATCTACTTGATGTAATAAGTGTGACTGACACCAACCTAGGGAGAAAACATGGATAAGTGGCCGGGGGACACGGGAGAAGCAATCGATCTTGCGAGAGCAACAACTCGTACGCTGAAGGAAATTCGGGCGGCATTCTCTACACCGCCCAGACTTCAAAAATGGGAAATCTCGGACGATCTGACTGTGGTGGAACTACTCCACCTAAAGGAGACACTGGAGAATGCGGTACAGAAGCAAAATGCGAAGAGGAAAAAGCCGAAGAAACTTCCGGCGCGGCGCAAGAACACACCGAAAAAATCTCGGCGGTAGGCCGATGAGAGGTGGATGGCGTCTCTAAATATGGCCTGCACGAGGCCGCTGAAGGGGTACAAGGCACCCGGGGGAACGATCTCGTTTACCCCCCGCATCGGGTTCACGGATCTCCCTTCCGTGACGGTAAAATGCGGTCAATGCCTCGGGTGTCGCCTCGAAAAAAAGCGTGGATGGGCTATACGGTCGGTACATGAAGCCCAGATGCACGAACAAAACTCATTCCTTACACTAACGTACGACAAGGAGCATCTACCGAAGGACCGTTCGGTAAATGTACGCGACTGGCAACTCTTCGCAAAAAAAGTACGGAAGGAAATGGGACCGTTTAGGTTCCTACACAGCGGAGAGTATGGCGAGGGTAATCACAGGCCTCACTACCACGCGTGCATATTCGGACTCGACTGGCACGAAGATCGGAAGCTGCATAGTCAGCAAGCGGGGTACCCACTATGGACATCTGGCAGATTGTCAAAATTGTGGGGAAATGGCTTCTCGACAATTGGAAGCCTATCCTTCGACTCAGCGGCCTACGTGGCTGGCTATTGCGTAAAAAAAGCCACAGGCCAGCAAGCAGAAGCGACCTACAAAAGATGGGGATCGAGCTATCCCGAAAACGAAAACGACCAGTGGATAGTAAACCCGGAATACGCGACGATGAGTCGTAACCCTGGTCTCGGTCACACATGGTACCAAAGGTACAAAACAGATGTCTATCCAGGGGACTTTGTGGTCCAAAAAGGAACTAAGTTCCGTCCGCCAGCCTACTATGATTCGCTTCTGGAAGAAGACGATCCAGAAATGTGGGCAGACATCCAAAAAAAAAGGCAAGCAATCGTGAGAAATAGCGATGACTATCAAGCAGAACACAGACTAAAAGCAAAAGAGGAGGTACTCGCAGCCAAAATGGCAATGTACGCAAATAAAAAACTGGACTGATCTAAATTAAAACTAACAGCACAGAAAGCAAAGCAAAAAAGTACAAAGAAAAAGAGGGAGTACCCGATGCAAATGGAAAAGCTACAAATGTTCTGCATATACGATTGCAAAATGGAGCTCTATCTAAGTCCATTCACTGCGATCAACGCAGCAGTAGCCGCGAGACAGTTCGAGACGGCGGTAGTAACCGAAGGGCACGACTTCAACAATCATCCGGACGACTACTCACTATGGCAGATCGGACTATTCGATCAGCAGACAGCGGGAGTGGAGACGACCGCAAGTAGGAACGTCGTCCAGGCACATCATATTATCAATAAATACAAGAACGAGGAGGTCTAGGTGGCCAGGCACAGATCAACCCGCAGGACCAATGTGGACGCACAGCACAATTTCGCACTAATCCCGCAGGTAAAAACACCGAGGTCGGTGTTCAACCGCTCATGCGGTACAAAGACTACATTCGATGCGGGGTTTCTAGTGCCGGTGTTCACCGATGAAGCACTTCCCGGTGACACAATGAAAATGGAAATGGCCACCTTCGCAAGGATGGCAACGCCACTCCACCCAGTAATGGACAATATGCACCTAGATGTATTCTTCTTCTCGGTGCCAATCAGAATTATCTGGGACAACTTCAAGAGGTTCATGGGCGAGGAGCCGAGCCCAGGAGACTCAACGGACTTCACAGTCCCAACAATGACTTCTCACGCAACAAACGGACATCTAGTGACGTCACTAGAGGACTACTTCGGAATTCCGACAGATATTCCCGGACTAACACATTCAGCCCTGTGGGCAAGAAGCTACGGATTGATCTACGATGAGTGGTTCCGGGACGAAAATCTCCAAACACCGTGGATCCAAAACAGAGACGACGGGCCGGATCTACCAACGGACGTCGCGATCTATAACAGAGGCAAGAGGCACGACTATTTCACGTCGTGCTTGCCGTTCCCGCAAAAGGGAGATCCGGTGTCGTTGCCGTTAGGCACAATCGCACCGGTGATAACAGACGCGACAGCACCAAGCGTGGAAAAACTAGCAGGCAGTAGC